TGAAGATAATACATTAATAATTTTGTATATATCTGTGTCAAGAGTTATTTGGCTACTACCTATAGTTTTTGCAGCTATTTTATAAAATACATCAATTTTTTCTTTTATTTTTTGTGGTATATCTGCATACCCTGAATTAACTCTTTTTGTTTTTTTGTTATTTAAAAAACGATTATATTCATAAAACGATTTATCTAATAAATCCAATTGCGCTTGTTTTGCAATCTTATTAAATTGATTCGGTGGTAAAAAACCCCTTTGTTCTTTATTAATTATTGATAATACAGTTTTATAAACATTATTAATTGTAATCATAATTTCTTTTTTATATAGTGTAGTCACCTCAATAGAGATGACTACTCTATAAAGTGATTATTTATTTTAATCTTTTTTCTATGTTTTTATATATTTCAATACCTTCATCGGTTTTGAAAAATGCTGCTAGCGCAGAGTAAGGGTGCTCATCAAACGGAACAGTCATTACTTTTCTTGCATTACTTGACCAAGTAAAATTACGTTGATCTGGAGAAAGTGTTAATATCCTAGCTTCAACAGCCTTGATACCAAAATTTCTAAGCTCTACGTTTTCATCTCCTGCTAAATCTAAAAACAACCTTGGGTTATTTTTTGCCATTAATAAAATATCTCTTCGTATTTCTTTTGATGCCATTTTGTTAACATCACTACCAATTTCTACTCTAAGAATAGCTTCACTATGCTCTATATCTAGATTTTTAGCTGCATTTAATGCCTCTATTTCTATTTCTAAATTAGATAATTCATCTTTAGCTTGTTTTACTAAATTAAGTTCTTCATATAATTTATTTCTCTCCGGATGATGGAAAGAAAGAAATTTCTGAAGTGTTTGTTTTTCTTTAGGAACGTTTAAAACTCCGTTTCTAAATATAACATGTGCTAATCTTTGATCACCTTCCATCTCATCGACAAATGATGTTTTTTGATTTTCAACATATTTTATCTCTCTTTCATATCCTAAATCTTCATCAAAATAAAATATATCCGATGTTTTAATTTTATAAGATAGTGGAGAAAATCCTCTACGTAATAAATACGTACGATCTTTAATTTCCCACGTTGTATCAACTTTGGGTGCTTTCGCTTTTTTTGTTTTCGTTTTGTTCATAATATAATATAATTAAATAAGTTAAAAAAATAAAGGGATAGGTGCCGAAGCACCTAACTCTTTATGTGAAAAAATGTTATGCTGTTAAAGCCATAAAATTATTAGCTCCTTGAACAATTAAACATCTTTCTGATAGGTAATGTACCTCCAACGCGTCAAGATCAGAAGTAATGTTTGAACCAACTGAACCAGTTGTCCATGTTTTAAACCTTCTGTCGTCAGCAGATGAAGCTCTATACCTAACGTGTAGGAAAGGTTTTTTTACTGCTTTACCTAGTGCTTCATCATAAACAGATGAAACTCCAGCTGGAACAATAATACCTCTTTTTCGCTTCGCACCAACATCATTTAGTGCTCCTCTAGTACCATAATCATTAAGATATTTCCAATCAGTTTTATAGAAGTCATAAGAACCTCTTCTGAAACCATTGAAACCTAAATTAAGTGCCATGTTTTCTGCATTATCAAATACACCATAACTAACACCACCTGATACATGTGGGTTTAAACCCCCTAACATGTCATCCACTGCTAAAGCAGTAGCTCTATTAACATACATCATGTTTTCTTCGATAGCACCGTTTTTATCAAATTCTGCTAAAATAGCATCAAATTCTGCTAAATCAGTAGCTGCGACTGATCCAAGAATACCAGTTGAATAATTACCTCTGTCGTCCATAGCGGCCCAAAGACCTTCTGTACCATCAACAGCAGCGGTTGAATCACTAGCTTTTTTACCTGATTCTATCATTGTCATTTCCAAGTAGTCAGTGAACCTTTGTCTTGTATCACCTTCTCCTTTTAAATACCATAGATAACCATTTTGTCCGTCTTCACCTGAAACTTCAATCCAACCAATCGCAGAAGCGTCTGAACCAGAAACGTCAAACTTATCTTTAATTATAATTGGTTTGTTTTCAAATGATTTGAACCCAGGATCTACAGATTCTCCTCTACCAGTGTCCCCTTTTACATACTCAGAACCATAAACTAAACACGTTGCACCAGTTGCATCTGCTATTCCAGCATTTTGAAAGGTGTCATCGTCTATACATTTTGCTTCAAATTTTGTAGCAGCACATTGATTTGCGGCTGTAGGATCGCCAGGAGATTTTGTTACAATACCTCTAGCTGTACTATTCGCATCACTAATTAAAACTAGATCACCAACTCTTATTGCGTGTTCAGGTGTTCCATCGATAGCGTTGCCATCAGAATCAGCTGTAACAGTAAATAAGCCATCAGCGTCACTACTTGCCATGTGAGTGACAGCGTACGCTAAATGTAATCTACCTTGTTCTGACCATACTACACGATCAGCAGTCATAGGCTCTTCAGCCCCAACTCTTTCTAAGAAACCCGAAATAGTTCTATTACCGAACACTTCTGCTTCTTTTTCCATAATATCGGGAACATACTGTTGTGCCCATCCTTTAGTAGCTGTAGTAGTAAAATCTACATAATTACTAGCTAAAGCTTCTTTCGTAGGTGCCGGCGTACTTCTTAAGTTTGTTGCCGGACTTGCGTTAATTGCCATAATTTATTTATTTAAATTGTTAAATTTTTATTTATTGATTTTAAATCGGAGTTTCTTAGAATCATCGCCGCTAACTACTTTATATTTTACACCCCCAGTGTCAACAGTAGTTGTTCCTGATGTTCTAGGATCCATATTTATATTTTTGGAGTCCATAGTAACTTCAGTAATCCCATCTGCTTTACCCTGTTGGTAAAAATGATTAGCAATAGCATCTGAATTCATTGCTGTAAATAAAGATTTATGATAACCCTTAGCATCATCCATAACATTATTTTTATCTAAAAATTTAGTAACAAAGTTATTAAGATCGCTTTGTGTATCTTTAACGCTATTTACATCATTAACATTAAATCTATATTTTTTATCACCGACATTGTATTCAAAACCTTTGAAATTTTTGTCGAAAACCTGATTGGTTTTATTTAAAAATGTAGACTTTTGTTGTTCTGCTAATTTTTGAGATTCTTTATTCTCCTTATTATATCTATTAAAGAAATCAATAGCTTCTTGTTGTTCAGGTGCTAACTTAGCACCACTTTTGATTTCTGCATAGTATTTAGACTTTAACCCGTCTAGATGGTTTGTAGCGCTAGCAACCTGCTCTTTAAACGCTAATTTCTTTCTTTTAATGTCTATTTCTTCATCTATTTCTTCATCAAATCTAAATGAATCTTCTATTAAAAAACTAATTTCTTCATTATTTAAATGAGGTTTAGTTTGCTTGTAATATTGTTTTAATAAAGACATTTCATCAAGTTTACTATAATCTTGATTTAATTTTACATAATCCTCAAGATTACCGCCAGTTTCATCCATAAAGTCTACAACTTTTTGAATATTTTCTGGTAAATCTTGACCAGTTTTATGTGCTTCTTCTACAGCTTCTTCAACTGCTTCTTCAACTGCTTCAATTTTCTCTTCATCAACACTATCAGTCTTTTCTTCTGTAATTTCTTCCAAAACTGGTTGTTCAGTTTCTTCTTCTTTTTTAACCTCATCTTTTTCATCTTCCACTTTCTCTTGAACTTTTTCAATAACTTTATCATCAACTTGTTCTTCTTGAGGTTTTTCCACCTGTTTTTCTTCAACAGACTTGTCTTCTTCTTGTTCTACTATAGGTTTTGACAAATCTACTTTAACAGTACTGTCATCATTCCTTAAGTTTTTCATTGTATTAGGTCGTTTTTTAACCTTAGTTTCTTCTCCCATTGGAGTTTCTACTTTTTTCTCGGTAGTTTTATCAACTACTTTTTTTTCTTGTTTTTTTGCCATAATATAATTTTATAAAATAATTTTAATTTTAACGCGGTTCAAATTGCTCTAAACCAAAACCGCCTAAACTATCAAATCCAGCGGATTCAAAATTTTTAGGTGGAGTTTCTTTTTTTCTTTGATCAATCAACTCACTTTGTTGAGATGCTTGAATTCTAGTTCTTTCATCTTTACGATCTTCTTTGCCATCTTCTTTTTGTTTTAATGTATCAACTTCCATTTGTTTTAATCGCATGTTTAAATCAAACTCATGTTGCATAAGTTCCTTTTTAATCATAGCTTCAGTTTCTAATTTTTTAAGATCAAATGATAATTGTGCTTTATTCACCTGAACTTTACTACCCGCTATCCCTTGTTGTTTTTGGATTTCAGCTTGTGCAGCAGCTTGGGCAGCCTGTGCATTAGATTGAGTTTGTGCTTGAATATTTTCCATCTGTATTATTCTATCTTGCTCAATTTTTTTACGTCTCCTAATTTTTAATAATTGGTTTGCTAGTTTTAAATTTTTAATCTCCCTAACATCAATTGCATCTTCAAGAAATACTTGATCTTTTTGCAAAGCCATTTGTATATTATTTTCAAGAAGTTGTTTTTCTTCTTCATCTGGAGTTAATTCTAAGAAAATACCAAAATCATGAAGGTGTAATTTTTTAATTTCATCTAATGTTCCAACATTAAATCTACCAAGTGAATTAATAAATTGATTTCTTGATTTTGAATATTCAAGTACATCAGATATTCTAAGGGAGCAAGATTCTGCAGTTTTTAATGTTAAATATAAACCACCTTGTAATATGTGTCTAGTTGCTGTGTTTGAATTTGCTGCTGCTAATTTTTGTACACCAACTAAAGCGTTTTTATCTGGCGTACTACCATCTCTTGCTTCATTTAACCCGGTCACATCTCTTATCATTTGTAAATAATAATTATATGATTGAATTAAACTTGCAATTTTTACATTACCCGATCCAGAATTTAATTCTTGTATAGGTACTTTACCTTGATTAAATTCACCATCCTGCGTCATTGATCTACCAATTATCGAACCAGTTTGGAAGAACATGTTTAAAGCTTCTTGTGGATTATAATTTGTACCGTTACCTAAATCAACTTCAGCTAAACCATCAGCATCTAAATAAACACCATCTGGAACCATTCTTGCTAAAACCTGCTGTAGTTTTAAATGCGTTAACTGTATCATGTCAGCAAAACTTATCATTCTACTAACTAATGATTCAGCTTTACCTTTATACAATCTTGGGGCAATAATACTATAACTCATCTGAACTTTAGTAACATCAGATTTTGGTCTTGTCATATTTTCAGCAAGTTCCCATTTTAATAAATTATTTTCTACACCTATAATTTTAGCGCCTGTATATAATACCTCAATGGCCCTTGATGCTTTTTTAAATTTAGTATTATCATCTATAGATGGATTAAAGTCACCACCTTTTTTTATTGGTTTATTTCCACCAGATCCTGTTTCTTTAATTTTATAATTTTGTGTTTGGTATGTTTTATATTCAAAATATAACACATTAATAAACCCATCATCATCATCGTGATTGTATCTATTAGCCATACGTAGATTACTACCAATACCTTCCGCCTCTTTAATTTCTTCATCAGATAAATCTGGAAATTGTTTTTTTAATTCTGGTATACTTATTTTTCTAACTTCACCAACGTAATAAAGATCATCAAAATATGGAGAATCAGTTTGTGAGTATACTATATCCGCTGGATCAACATATTCAATTTTAATTCCCTCAGCCGTATTAAATGAATTTTTAACTGCAGCTATACCAAGAACAGTAATGTCATAATCTAATCTTTTTTTAATTAAATCATATTTATTTAAATCCATTAAATTATTCAATGCTTCTTCTTGTGCAATTTCAATAGATTCTTTATAATCTAACTGCATATGTAACGCTAATTCATCATTATTTTCAGGTAACTT